ACGTCGGCGGCGTATTGACGGACGGTGGATTCGGGTTCGACCATGGACTAAATGCGTTTTTTTGTACGTGAGCGAGAGGAGGGACGTCGAAGGTGGCCTTTTTTGAGGCTTACCCCCCCCACTCTGCGGCCTATTAGACGCGTTCAATAGGCCGTTCGCTATATGGGCCGTTCATGAGTGCCGTTTGCCGTGCACCTCGTCGTGGCATCGGTTGCACAACACCTGACAATTGGTGACGTCGTACATGCGCTCAGGGGCCACGTGGCGCGGAACAACGTGGTGCACAACCTCACCGAGTCGAGCGCATCGAGCGCACAACGGCGAAGCTGCGAGCAATTGGTTGCGGAACTTGCGCCACTTCCAGCCTGTGTTGATACCCAGTTCACGTAGCCTCTCGTTGCGATTCCGTTCCTTGAAGGGAATGGTGGGTATCTGCAACTTGTGCACGAACGATGCCATCTAGCACCTCCTGACATACAGCGATTAGGTCACTGGCTTGCACGATCACCAGCCACGGCGAACGGGTACGACGGCAGAGCACGATGGGCTTGCGCTTGGTCTTGGCGCTGTCGCGGATGGCTTGTTCCATCCACCGATAGGGGTGCATCTGCTCTTGAAACTTGACCTCAACGTGAAGGTTGGCGTCGAGCACCAAATCGGCGTCACCGTTCGAGCCGCAGTACTGAGCACTGCGGCGAGACTTCAGCCCCATCTGCGTGAGCAGTAGTGCGGCCTCGAGTTCAGCGCGTTTCCCCTTCGCTCGGCTGTTCATGTGCACAGTGTAGCAATGTGGACTAAATGTGGATAGTCCAACTTCTGGGGGGGATTGACATTCACGCGAAACGTGGGTAGGCTCGGTAGGCGACCTCAGGAGAGCCGCCACGAGCCTCTCCCACAATTTGCTAATGCCTTGCCTCGGAACCCTGCGTTTGAGATGATCGCGCAGGGTTCTTTATTCGTCCGATGGCTTGCAGTTCGGGTGCCACAACTTGGTCGCGTCTTTCGTGTCATCAAACGCGATGTCCGGCCAATCGACGTGGATTACCCGTGCCTTCGGCCGCTTAAACGAACGCGTCTCAGCGCTCATCACAATGTAGCCCTCATCGGCATGCCGCAGGAACGTCACGTGCGAGTCGGTTGCTCGCCCGATCGCGCCCGCGCCAGCGCCGACATCCATCGTGCCTTTCTCCGTCTGCGTGCCCTTCGTCGTGTGGTGCACCACGAGAATCGCGGCGTTTGCCTTAGCGGCGATGCGGTCAATTTGGTTGTAAATCTGCGTCATGTCGGCGTTCTCGTTCTCACGCATGCCGGCAGGAATAAACCGATAGAACGCGTCCAAGGCGATCATTTGCCACGTGCCGGCGGGCTGTTGCTCAACGGTCGCCTCGACGTCGTCCAGGGTCGCCCACTGGCCGCGCAGGGTCATAACGTCGAGCCCTTGCCGGCACTTGTCGGCGCTAACCTTCATTTGGTTGGCGATGCTGTGTAGACGGTTCTCAAGCGTCTCGGGGTGAAGCTCGACGTCCACCAGCAACACGCGCCCTTGCTTAACGAATAGGTCATTCTGAAACTTGCACGTGAAGCCACAGCCACCAACCATCCCCATGATGAGCCGATGCAGAAGCCACGATTTGCCCGTCTTGGGCGAGCCAATCCAATTGCAGACCTCGCCACGTCGCAGCAACCCGCCAACGATCTCTTCCCGCATCTCGCTCGGGAACTCGCGCTTTTCGAACGGCTTAAACTCAAGCAGTTTGGGGGGCACGTCCGCCCCCCTTTGCGCGGTAAAGCCGCGCTCATGCGCCCCCCTTCTCGATCCCATTTCCAACGCCTTCGCCACCGTGTTGGGCACGTAGTCGGGTCGGTCGGCCTTGACGCTGCGCCCCTCCTCACGCATCTTGGTGGCAAGCGCCGACTCAATGACCGACGCGGGTAGCCCGCGCTGCGCCATCGCGCACACGAGCGCCCAATCGGCCGCCGACGCGTCAAGCGAGACGCTAGGCGCCGCCCTACGGGCTTCCGTTGGCTCGGACGGCTCGACAGTCACCCGAGCGAGCCGCGCCCTACAGAGGGCATCTACGGCGTCTTGAATCCGCGTGCACTGGCGATCGACAAACACGGCACGCCCGCTCACCGTGAAGTACCTACCTCGTTGGTAAACCTCGAGGTTGCCGCGTCGGTTGGCCGACCACTCCGGTAGCACCGTATCTCGAGCGATCACGTGGATGCCCGTGCCGCTTACGCTCCACTCGGCGTAGCAGTCATGCGACACGAGCCAATCCCACACCCACGGTTCCATTCCGTTCGGCTCGGTCGCGTCGGCGACATCGTCGAAGTCGACGCCTAGCCATCCATCACCGAGCACGAACCCGATGCCGCAGTCGCCTTCGGTGCTTGAATCGGCCGATTCCCAAAACGTTCCCCACGTCGCCGCGTCGGTGCTTGACGCCTTGCGCCTCGAGCCCGGCACGTATGGCACCTTGGTGAACTTGCCGTCTCTTTCCTCGGCTTTCCAGTTCACCCATCGTGCGGATTCCACCATCTCAGCGGGTAGACGTTCAATTTCCCAGGTGTAACTAGGTCGCTTGCTTCCGTGCATGTTGTGGCTTGCCTCCACAAAAAGACAAACACCCGCTCTTGACACGGGTGTCTGTCATACGCACCGCTGCAACGGTGGGCCAAGCGATGCCCTGGTTCGGGCGTTCGGCTACTCAGAACGGTAACTCCCAATCAGGGATGCCGCAAGTCCTCTAGCAAGCCTCACGGATGCCCATAAGGTTCCAAAACTCACCGCTTTGCACCAGTTGCACCTCGACGCGGTCGCCCTTGTCAAACTTCGCCGCCTGTGAGCGCATGGCGTCGTTGAACGTAGACGCCCAAACTTCCGTGGCTTCACCGTTGTGCGTCCAAGACAACTTCAACGACAGTTTGGTTGCCGGCCCGCGCTTGGTTTCGATCTCCTTCTCGCTCACGGCTTTGATCAGGGCTTTGCCCCATCCGCCGGCAAGCGCGTTGCCTTCATCTTTGAGGTTCACGGCGGGAAGCTTCGGCGAGCCATCGTCCACCAGTTGCTTCAACAGCGCCAGAATCTGGCGCATGATCTCGTCTTTGTTCGTGGTCTTCATGTTTGTGCTCATAGGTTGCCTCGTTGCTCGGTGCACCATGCACCGTTTCATCACTCCGGCTTTCCTTCCGTTGGTGTCGCCTTCGCGAATAGCGCCGCCTCGAGCGCTCGAATCCGAGCGGCACCACGGCGGAGCGCTTCGGCAAGTTTGCGATCTGCAACTTCATTGACGCGCGCGTAGTAGTACAGCGCGTCGGCCTCATCGTCAGCGTCGGGCGTGCGCTGTGCCGTCGGTAGAACGCGATGATGGAACGCGTAGCAGTGCTGGTAGACGTCGCTGCCTTCTCGCCAGTGCTCGTCGCGTTGTTGTTGGGTGGTTTGGCCGCTCATTTGTTTGCCTCCTTAAAGCAATCCCAGCCCATATCCCTCATATGTTTGATTTTGACCTCATGAAAGCGACCGGTTTCCATTGCTTTCACAGTGTCGGCTTTAGCAACAATCGCTGCATACTCACAGCAATGACGCCGCGCCTCGTCGCGTTCGGCGCGCAAGCGCTCGATCTCGTCCGCAGCATCGGCGCACAAGTCAACCTCATTGCGCCATTCCTCAGTCGTCGAAATGTAATGCCAGCGAACGACGATGAGCCCATGTTCAGGCGTCGCCCCCATCGCCATCATTTTCCGAAGTTTGCGCGTAATGTCGTCTTTATCGCTCATTTCGAATCCCTCCAATCGACGGCACCGGCGAGCGCTGCAAACACGAGCACGAATAGAGCCCAAGTCATGCTCTCACCTCGATCGTTTGGCCCTTCCGCTCTTCGCGGCGCAGGTAAAGTTCGATGGCACGGCGAGCGTGCGCAGCCAACGGCTTGCCATCGCGCTCGGCGAGCGCACGCAACCGCGCGTACTGGTCGAGTTTGACCCATACGGGCTGACCTTTCAGACGTTCTTTCGGTGTTTCGTTACCTTCCAAGTTGTGACTCCTGCGGCTCGGCCGCTGTTGAGGTATTGACGTTACGACTCTTTCGGCGTTTCGTCAATGCCCGCATTAGCCGAACTCGGAAATTTCTCATTGAGCGCTTGCCGACGCTCCGGGCACCCGCACTGCCTGCCCGTGGCATGCTCAACAACCTTGACGGCACGCTTGATGCCGAGCAACCGCGCTGCGGCCTCTACGACGTCGCCTAGGCCACGTGGCCGACCGCGGTAGTGCTCGCACACTTGACAGACGCCGACGCTCGGGTGCGCACCGTAGAGCGGCAACGCAAGCGCTGACGTGCACTGCCCATCGCGGTAGTGCTTACACGTACGTCCAGTATCCGCCGCCGCCACCTTGCAAGACATCGTATTCATCCTGACATGTTGAAGTTGGGAATAGCCGTCCCGACCAATCCACGTTTCGGCATGGCCCCTGCAACTCGGTGCGGAGCGTTTCCGGCCACGATGACGAGAACGTGCGCAACGCATCGCCGACCGCCGCCGGATCGATGCAATCTTCATCATCCTGGCCTTCGCTGCATTCGCCCTCAGCGATGACAGCGAACGGGCCCACGTTCGCAATGCTCGCTTCAAGGTTCGCATAGCAAGCGCCGGGTTGACTCACGGGCCCGCCAGTGCCGCACAACTGCTGCGTGTTGCCGTAGTAACCCATGAACGCAAGGTTCTGTAGGTTGTTCAGGCACCCAACGTCGCTGGCGTATTGAAAGCGCCCGCCAAGACAGCGAAGCGCAAACACACCCTGTGTTGGGCACGAATCGCAGTCGCCACCAGTGAGCATATCAACGTTGCAGTCAACGATAAAGTCGCCGATTTCAATCGTGTGCACGAGCGCCGTTGCTCGCGATGGCCCGCCGCAGACGTCAACCTTGCTATTGCACGCCACGGTCAGACAAGCGCACGTCGTGCGCGTAAACGGGTAGGTGTTTGACCACGTGATTGTGGGCGGGCAGTAAGACCCACTGTCGTAGTACTGTCGCAAGTTCACGTAACCGCTCACGCTCACGTCAAACCGTGCTCGGTAGCAGCAACTGCCGCCGGATACCTTCGTGGCGATGACTCGCGACGATGGCACGATGTTGACTTGAATGTCGTACTCACGGAATCGGCACGTACAAGCCGGGCCCGCGCCGACCTTGTTGATCGTGAATGAGTACGACAGATTGATGCCGTTGACGCGGTAACTTGTGGCGCACGAACAGACGCTACAGACGGTCGGCTCACCGCAGCAACAAGCGCGTTGCAGACTCATGGCTCAGTCCAATCGTATTGCACGACGGTTTGACCTTCGAGCTCGGCGGCGTCGATCCACCCGATGTCGACCATGTCTTCACCGTCGAGCATCGCCACTCGGAGACTTCCCCTTCCCTCCACGATCAACATCGGACTGTCGGGAGCGGCCACGTATTGCGGCCCGCACGCGTTCAGCGATGCGAGAACCGCCACCCACAACGCGTACCACGCGAGGCGCTGAAAGCCACTTAACGATCGAATCGATGACAGCGCGAATGATCTCATAGATCACTTTGCGCCCGCTTGCTCGCTGCTCACCTTGTTGTCACGCGCGGCAAGCAACCCGATGCCAGCCATGACAGCGGCAGCCACTGCGCCCCAGTCAGGAAGCGTAAGCGGGTCGGCGTCGAATAAAGCGCCGACTGCGGTGCCGACAGCAACGACGATGGCAGCGATTCCGGCGGTAGTGGTTCTCCATGATGTCACTTTGTCCCCCTGAGGCGTTCAACCTCGGCTTCAAGATATCTCACGCGCTCGCTCAGCATCGCGATGGTTTCGCGAAGGCTGGCAATCGTGCCATGCAACCACGCGCTTGCCGTCAACACGGCGACGAATGGCGCTACGAGTTGTGCAAGTTCGGGAAATGACATTTCAGTTTCCTTCGGGGCCCCAATCGCCTTGATCCCAGTGACAGCAAAACAGCGAAACGCCGCTTCCGCTCACGCCACGAACGGTGATCTTTGTGAAGTCGACCACGCCCAGGTTATGACGTCCGGCCTCAAACCAAAACCAACCAGCGTCAACCGCAGAAGCACCCGCCGTGCACGTGCCGAGCATGAACGCGCTCGATGAAGCAACGACAACGTTTTTCATGGGGTCTTGGCCGGTGATGGCACCACCAGCGGTCAGCGCAAGCCAATTTCCACTCGGCCCATTCATAGAGAATGGTGTTTGAAATCGTAAAGCCATTACGACACCCCCCGCGGGCCTTCGTCCATTGAGCTGAAAGACATGCAGTACACGTAGCCGTTGGCCGTGCCATTGTCGTTGCGTCGCACGATCACCGAAGGGTAATGACAAACGCCGAGATCCATCGTGCCCGCGTTATCGACGTACACGTTTGGAACATCGGTAGTGCCGCCAGCCGTGCCGAAACCAACACGAAACGCTTGTGCGCTCGATTGCGCTGCGTTTGTAACTTTGAGAATGACGCGGCGCATTGGATCAACGCCAGCCGGAAGCGCTGGGAGCCCTGTCCATGCACCATCAAGCCCGTTGATTACAGTTGGTGTGTGAAATATGACAGCCATAGGAAACCTCAAGTGAGAGTGCGAATAAGGTAACCCGAGCACACGTGCACGAGCGTGCCGGAATGCGTGATTTCGAGCGAGTAGTGCCACACGCTTTCGGTTGTGCTGACCGCGTTCAACGCCGAGTTAATCGTCACAAGGTTGAGCACGATTTGCCCGCCAGTTCCGGGCGTGATTCCGCTCGCTTGCGTCGCGGTCACGTCAGCTGAGGCCGTCGGCGCAAGCCCGTTGCGCCAAATGCGCATCGTTGCCGCATTGCCCGTGAGGTTGTGGCTCGTGGTGGTGATCGTGTACGTGCCGAGCGTGCCCGTGAACGTCTCGGGCGTGCCTGGAGCTAGCGCGGAATAGATGATGTTCTCGGTTCTCATGTGCACGCTCCATCGATCGCTTGAGTGTTAATGATGAGCCAGCGCAATGCGCCGTCATTCTGCCGCATCGGCGTGAGCAGCACGTAGGTTCCGATGGCGATCGGTTGTGGCACGTACGATCCGGGCAAGCCGCCAGCGCCGACGCCGTACGAGTAGAACGGGTGCCCGCCGCGGTTGCTCAGTTCGCTGATACTCAGCGCGGTTGACTGCAAGCCGGGTGATTTGACGCTCACGCCCGTCGGCGTTGCGTTCGTCATAACCGCTTCCGACCAGGTGTACGTCCAGCGGTAATACGTGCCGTCGAGCACGGCGTAGTTGGTGATCACGCCAAGCACGAACGTGCGTTGCTCGTACGACGGCCGAACGCTCGACACGCGGTCAAGATCGCTTTGGTTGCGTTGCAGGTTGAGTGCGTCGTTGCGGTTCATGGTGCTGGAGGCAGGCAGACCCAGTACCCGTTCTCGGCGTATGACTTCAAAGCCAAATCGCCCGCATAGATGTTGTTGAAGTCGGTTGAAGTGCGCGGGAGACGAATCCACTTGACCTCAGACAACTGGCCGCCCGTGGTCATCTTCGGTCGGCCGTCGGCGTCGATCGTGGCAACTTGCGAGAAGTGAAAGAACTTGTCGTACAAGAACTCGAAGATGACCTCATAGAACTCGCTGCCGGGTTCCTTCTCAATGTTCACGCCTTCGCAGATAAGCGAGTAGGCGGGGAAGTTCAGGAACGCGGAACTGTTGGTTGTGTTGCTGTAGTTCGTGAGCGCCGTAGCCGCTGACGTGATCGGCACAACGCTCGCGTCTTGCGTTGCACGCAACCGGATGCGCACTTGTCCAACTTGGTAAGACTCGAATCCATCGGCACCAGTGACTGACGTGCCGCCGATGTCGCCAGTGGTGTTTGCCGACGTCGTTGGCGGGTTCGTCGACCAACTGATTCGGTGCAACTTAAGGTTGCGTGATGCCGTCACAAACGAGTATTGCGCCGGAAGCATCGTGATTGCAGTTTCCGTCGAGCACGGCGAGATCACGTACTTCGTTCGGAAACTGATCGTTGCTTGCGCGGCGCTGTAATTCTCAAGCGCTTGCACCTGTACCGATCGAGCACGCGTGAATTGATGCCACGAACCGATTAAACCGTAGGTGTCGTAGTCCACGATCGGCAATGCGCCATCGGTCACCATTGCCTCATATGAGGTCACCGGGTCAAGTTGTCCGCCGTCCTGGCGCCGGATGATGCGCACAATGTTGATCTCGCTTTCTCCGCCGAGCGGCGCAACGCGTTGATCAAGCACACGATCAGTCCATGTGTAAACGATTCCGGTTCCGCTCATGACATCACCTGTACCAGTTTGGTAAGCACCGTGCTGTTTTGAATCATCCACGCGCCGATCGAGTCAGCCAATCCACCGCGGCCTTCGGCCATGTCGATGCGCTGTTGTTCCGCCATGCGCTGTTGGATCTGCGACGCGCCCGCTTCGTTTGCAACACTCAACGCCATCTCGTTGCGGATTTGCTCAAGCGACTTTCCACTTAGGAACGCACCGAGGCCCGCGCCCGCGATCGTGGCGCCCTCTTGCATTTGCTGAGCCCACGAGACAGCGCCGCCCGCACGGCCCGTGTTCACGTCGGCGCTGCCGCCGATGAAGCCAGCCATGAAGCCGCCACCTCGAGTGCTTGCAATTTGCTTCTCCATAATCGCAAGCCGCTCGAGGAGCACGCTATTTGCGGTGACGGTTTGTTCGCCGGTTGTCTTGAACTTTGCGAGCGCTTCGCTGGCGCCCTTAGTCGCATTGTTCATCGTTTCCATAATCTGCCCGGCCACGATCAGCGGCGACAATGCGCCCGCGATCGCAATACCCGCAGTGCCAGCCGCGCCCGCGGCGCCGCCGATCGCACCGAATCCACCAAGTGAAAGCGCAGACTGTGCGCCCGCTTTCAGCACGCCCTGCGCCGGTGATGCCGTCACCTTTTCCATGCGCTTTGCCGATGCCTTCATTTTGGCTTCGGTTGCCTTCAATCCGGCATCGACGCCTTCGGTTGTGACAACAACCGGAACGTGTACTTTGGGCAAACTAGGCACGTGGCATCTCCTGTAGTGCTTCCTTCACGGATTCATTTACGTAATGCACGATGCTGTTTTGGTGCTTCTGTCCGGCACGCGTGATGTAAAGCCGACGATAGATGCGAGTGCCGAGAGAAGCGGCATTTTTCTTCAAGCCCTTTCGCCACCCGCGGCGCTGTGAGAACGGCACGATGCGTGCGTTCTTGTTGCCCTTCCACTTGCGCACAAGTTTCGGTGGCGGTTTTACTCCGACCTGTCCGTCACTTGTAAGGCTGAGTCCTTTGCGCACTGGACGCCAGCCCTGGTCATAGAAGTGCGAGCGCTTACCGACGCGGTTGCCATCCTTGCGGACGCCGACGCCTGCCCAAATGATCCCCTTGCGGTAGGTCTTGGTCTTGACTGCGATATCGCGTTTGGTGCGCTTTGCCTTCGGCAACGCCAGCGCTTTCATCGTGCGCTTGACCGCATCGCCCCAATTGCGCAGTCCCTTGCGCACGATCTTCTTTCGCATTTTCTTGGGAAGTTCCGACGCGATCGCTGCGATCTTCTCCAAATCCTCTTTCGAGGGTCGGAACTGGATCTTGAATCCGGCTCGTTTTGCGGCGGTCGAGTTCACGGCGGATGCCATCCCAATCGGGAATATCCATTTCCACGTTCAGCGCTGCAACGCTCAACGTAGCAAGATCGGTGCTCGTCAGTGAGAACGCCACACGTAGCACCCGACGTGCGGCGTCACTTAGTCCCGGCCTTCGGCGTAAAGCCGCTCCACCAGCGCTGAAATCTTCTGCACCGTAAACGCGTCAGCGGCGAGCGCTTCGTCCACGCTCGCAAACACTGGCGAGCCGTTCTCAACGAGATGCCGAGCGACCATCCACGCGGAAAGCCGCTGAGGATCTTTCGCCGACATGTCGAGCGCTTCGATGAGGTCGAGCGCCGACGGCCGGCGCAGCTCGACGGCAACGCCGTTGGTGAGCGTGCCGTGCCAGTTCTTAAGGGAAAGTGCGTCTTTAATGCTCATCCGATTGTGACCGCGCCAGTGAATTGGAGAGTAAAGTTTGCTCGCACAACTTCGTTGGTTGCAGCGGTTGCGCTGAACGATTGCACGAACGCATTGCCGCTGTAGGTCATGTTAGTGAACAGAGTGATGACTACCGCAGCCGCGCCGCTGCCACTATTAAACGCGGTTTCAACGGCAGCCATTGCGGTATCGTCTTGATCGTAAAACATATCAATAGTCGCGGTCATGCCACGGTTGCCGAGAATGTAGGTTCGCGGGCCCGTAGCGATGTCGGTTGTGTCGATTAATGTCGCATCACGTTGGATGGACACCGTTCCTACCCCCGCTGCAGCGTTCGTTGCATAATTGAAACCAGCAAGCGCTGATGATTTAGCAGCCATTAGTTCTCCCTGTAGTAGATGTCCACTTCGCAATTGACTTCCGCGGGTTCTTGCTCGTCACCTTCGCCGACCGATGCGGCGTCGGCCGTCCGGCCACGGAATATCACTGCGTCGAATGTGTAAGAGCCGAACAGGTACGAGCCCGGCACGCAAGCCGCAGGAACGTCGGCAGCAATCGTGAGCGCCGTGCCCGTTTCCAGTGCAACTACTTTGATTTGAGCCGACGCAAGCCAGTGACCGCTTACCGCGCTGCGCTCGTTGTTTGTGATCTCAAACGTGATCGCGGGCAAGCCGCTGTTCTGCAAACGATACCCGTGCGTGATCGGGTAAACGTTGAGCGCTACGCTTCCGTTCAGCATCTCACGTGTTGCGGCTTCGATGCTCATACAACCTCCTCACACTGGATCACGGCGACCATGTCGGCTTCATCGAGGTTGGTGATACCGAGAATGCGAAACGTGCGAGCACGCACGGTGAGCCGATACGTTTCGTTGATGCCCCAATCTTGGAGCGAGTTCCAACGACAACGGATCTCAGCTCGGCGCACCACCGCGACGCCGTCGGCGTACTGCTGCTCGCTCGCGCTGTCCGTGCGCAAGTCAACCCACAAAGGCGGGTTTCCCGGTCGCGTCTTGTTGATGTCGGTGAACGCGCCAGTTCGCATACCCAAATCATCTTCGTTGATGCTTGGTTGCAACACAGTTGCAGGGAAGCGAAGTCGGCCGCTACCGATCATCGGAGCGCTCCGCGTGCGCTATACGCGTTCATGATGAACTTCAGCGAAAGCGGCACTTCGGCAAGCGAAGCCACCGACGTTGCGTCCGGGTTGGCGTACCACGCGCCAACGAGCGCAACAATGGCTTGCTGCAAAGCATGCGGAACTTGCGTGTATCCCGCGGTATAGGTCACCGTGGGGAACGTGCCGTCATAAATTTCCGGCGTCTCTTTGAACTCAAGCGCAGTCAAACTGTCCGTTGCGTTGACGTACCAATCGGACGTTGGCATCGTCGTGAGCACGTTGCTTCCGTTGTAGTAGGTCACCGAAGTGACCGACGCCACTGGTTGAATGGGCAGAATGAAACGCCGCCACTTGTCGAGTTTGGCCGTGCGCGTTTCGCTTGCAAGCCCGATGCCAAGTTCACGCTCCAACAACTCGCCAGCCGCAATGCACAAGGTTGTAAGAATGACATCGTCAGCGGTCACGTCAATGCGCAACCGCGTCTTGAGAATGTCGATTGGTATGGGTGTCGCTGCCATGAAACCCGCGCCGGGGGTTTCCCCCCAGCGCGAGCGAAAGGTAAGAAATGCTTAGCAGGTGATCGCAGCGAACGCCGAAGCATTCATAATGTGCGAATCGGTGCGCGCGTAGGTGTAGAGGGTGACTTGGTGCGTGTTCGCCGCCGAGTACGGGTCTACAAGCGACGTCATGCCAGTGCGGTCGAAGATTTCAAAGTAGTTGAAATCGCCGACCACTGCGAAAATGTTGTTGTTTGTTGTTGCTGTTCGGACGTACTGACCGACGCTGTACGGCACACCGTAGAGCAAGCCCGGAGCGCCGCCGACCATCGTGCCCGCGTTTGATGAGGCTTGCGTCCAGATGTATTCCGTAGCGCCGCTCGTTGTTACGCTGTTCTTCAACTTGCGAGCGACGCGCACGAACGTGTCCGAGAGAAGCCAACGGAACCGCGGCGAGTTGCGGTACTGAGGCGCAACAAGGTGAACGGTATCAATGACGTTGTCTGCGGTCACAGTGGTGACGGCGGAGCCGCCAAGGTCAGTCACTTGAGAAAGATTGGAAAGCGCAGTTTGCGCAGAGGAGCCCGCAATGCCTTCGGGTTGGCTCGATCCGGTGCCGATGGTGTACGCTTCTTCCATTTTGAGCGCCATCGAAAGACCGATGCGGCTCGCAACCCAATCGAGTCCGCTGCCGATGCCGCCTTGACCGATCGCATCTTCGATGAACTCTTGGCTCATCTGAGTCGCGCAAACGTACTTGTACGGCACGACGGAGATGGCGGTGCCGAATCCCGGATCGGATGCGCTAATTGAATTCGCTTCCGTAACGAGCGCCGTCGTAGGAAGGCTGCCTTCAACCGTGATCGTACGTTTCGAGTCGATTGAAGACACCGGAGCGATCGAGCGCAGCACGTTCGCCTGGTACATCTTCTCAACAATGCGGCGCTCCATGTC